CAGGATCATGCGAGCTCGCCTACCGGCGTGCCCGTTTGTGACGGTTAAGGGTGGTTCTTCCGGAAGCGCGGAGCGATCTGCCCGTGGCCGCGAGCGTAAGCTCGTGGTTGTGGGTGGATCTCGAAGGTCTGTCCGGAAGGTCCCTAGTCGTCGAATTTGTCGTCAACCCATCATGTTGCTGTGGCGTGCAACATGGTGTGGTTTGATATCCTGTGGACTTGGAACGAGGCTTGGTTCTTGGGAAATGCGCCGCTGGCTGAGTAAGTACACTCTTCGGAGTGGCTGGCTTGCTGCTGCAGGTGTGTTGAAGAACCTGTGCGGGGAGGTTCGGGCCGCTGCTCTTGAGCAGCGTCCAGCTCGTATTCCTCCGTGCAGCGCATTTCCCGGACGGCTGCTGCGTTGGCTTGATCGTAGACTCGATGTTAAAGGCAAACTGGCTTTCTCCAGGGTTGCCCGCGCTTTGCCAAGCGCCCCCGAGTCTGTGCAACGAGCAGCTGTCACCAAGCACGTGCGAACACTGCGAACCAGACACGTGACTCCTCCAAAGTTGCTGGAGGACATCAAGCATCACGTTTCCACACTGTTTCGCGGTTCGTTCCAAGAAAGAACTTCTTGGTATGTGCCTTCTTCGTCTGCGGCAGTGGTCGAAGGGAAGCGTAGTGAGGGTGGATATAATGGCTATATCCAGGGCCTGGCCCGTCCGGCCTGGGCAGAGGCGCGCCGCCGTTTGCGTGGTGGCGCTCCTCTGCCCGGTACTGGTGAACCAGAACCATCTATCCTCGCCGCCAACTTCGAGCGCGCACTGAGTCGCAAGATTAGGCGTAGTGCGGCATCCTGTTATCCTGTCTTCGCAAGTGCTGAGCGGAACATAGCTTATGCAACTAGCTATCTGCTTCGGCTCAGTAAGGATTCCAGGGTGGTACACCACGCGTCGGTCATTGCGGACCTCGGGATGAAGGCACGTATCATTACTGTCCCACCTGCCTCTTGCTTCGCCAGAGGTGACCTGGTTCGCCAGGTTCTCTGGCCTGCAGTCCTCGATCGATTGCCTCAGTGCCTTCCGTACGCTCCGGCGACGGAGGAGTCGATCCTTCGTAGACTGTCTGGCTCGCTGCATGATAGTAAGGTCTTCCTTTCGGCTGACCTTACTTGTGCAACGGACGGGTTCGGGCATGATGCGATACTCGCTGTAATCGCAGGGCTTAGTAAAGCAGGACTTCCTGCCTACCTCTGCTCTGAACTCCGAGAGTCCCTCGGGGTTGGCGAGTCTTTCCATTATGTCCGCTACCGTCTGTCTGACATGCTGCCAAGTGAAGCAGAGTATTGCAGAAAACGTTATCCTGTTGATGGTGAGTACGTTGAAGTTGCTAAGTCTCGCGGGAGCCTCATGGGCACTCCCTGTAGCTTCTCGATACTTAGTATACTCAACCATTGGATGAGTGACCGCCTTGGTCCAGCTAGAATCATCTGCGGAGATGATCTGGCTGCTGTCACTCATAGGGATAACGTCTCCTCCTACAGCCAAAGGGCCCAGGCTGTGGGGAGCGAACTCCACGAAGGAAAGTCGTATAGGTCTCGGATAGGCTTCATTTTCTGTGAAGCTTATGCCCTCCTTGGACGGGATGGCACTATCCTCTCTTTCAGACCGCCTTCGTTGAAGGAGTTCGTCCGGGACGGTAATGGGGTCATGAGTCAGCATGCTGTGGACTCCTCTTCTTTCAACAGACTTGCACGTTGCGCACGTACAATTTACCGCAGGCAACGAATTGCTGCAATGAAGAGGCACAGACCACCTGAGCTCCCGGCCTCCCTTGGAGGCCTCGGTCACCCTTGCAAGGGGCGCCTTCGGGTGCCTGCGTGGTGCCGCGCGGCAATATGGGAGCTGTATCTGTGTACTAATGCTGAGCACGGAGGGCCTCATGACCCCTTGAAGTTCATTCGAACCTTGATAACCCCAGCAATACCTACGAATAGGTTGTTGCTGAAGGAAGCTCGCGGGCGAGTCGAAGATCACGTCGCTGACAGACGTGTAGAATTTGATTACGTCCAGCCCGGAGACACCTTTCTCACCAGAAGAGACATTGTCACATACGTCAGCATGTGTGCCAATGTTGTATTTCTTGCTACCGGTGGGAGGTTTAAGAAGGTTCGACCACAGGATATCAATCCAGGGAAACAGAGGTGGCCCAAGCCCTGCGCAAACAGGGGGGTCTTGTCCACTCATACGAGAATCCGTGAGGTTCTCGAGTGGGACAGGAGAGCTCGGTTGGAACTCGGCACCTATTTCCCGGAAGACTTTTCGGCGCATATTCGCGGACGAATATCCGCCTACCGGTACGGTGACGTACCGGAAGATGCTAGATGATAGGTTCCTCACGGAGACCTGTTCTGCTAGCATCCTAG